CCTGAAGAGGATCAGCGTAAGCCTGTTCCTGATAATAGTTCATTTCAAGATCCTTCGCCTTTTGAAGATCTTTGATTGATTCCTTATAGGCTTTATTGCCGCCTAGAACACTGGATAAAAGTCCCATAAATCGTAAATTGCACTTTATTATTTAATATCAAAAGTAATCAGTTACATTTGTATCATGTTGATATAATGCAAGACGGAAGTATATTGTATAAGGAAGGGGACAAGGTGGCTCTTGATGGAACCTCATGGAAAGGCACGGTTGTCAAAGTTGAGTCGGACGATAATATATGCGTGGAACTTGACAATGGGATTACCATGTTTGCCCGTCCGGAATTATTGCATCTTTGCACTAAGGAAAACACAAAGCCTCTTCATGATGAAAATGGTAAATTTACAATAGGACATCCAAAGGTGGGGGGAGTTAAAAAAGGATATAGGACTGTCCGTCATTATCGAAACAAGCTTATGGAGCAACTGGCTCCGTTTATTGAGAGTATGGGAGAGATAATAGAGGCTATTGATGATCCTAGTGATAAAGTGCTTGCTGTTTCCCGAATTATCAAATATGCCATGCCGTCTCTTTCGTCCGTAGACTTTAAAGAAAACGCAAAACGAGATCTTTCAGCGGAGCAGAAGATAGCCCAGCTCAATGCAAGGTACAGAAACTTGCCTGATCCGACTGCCGATGAAGAAGGAGAGGAAGGGCATGAAGACTGACAATATTGGTGTATATTTTGGAAATTGGATAACCATTGTATTACAGTTGTCATATTAATTTGTGTTATGTAATAATCGTAATACATTTAATATATGGCAGAAATAATCAATTTTAGACCGACTCCGGATGTGGCGCAGATGATAGAGAGTCAGAAAGCAAAAGGCGTCAATATCAGTCGTTGGATTAATAATCTTCTTATAGGTGCGGATAAACAGGCCGACAGCTTGAATTTGCAGATTTATACAATACCTGAAGACGGGATAAACCTGTATGACAGTACAAAGTTAGCTATTGATCAGATGATATCACTTCATTCGCTCCCATTCAGCCGGTTGAGCATATCTAGGTACAGGGAGGCCAATGATATTATAAAACAAGCAGGCATGGATTATTATCGCTTTAAAATAGACGAAGATAACTATATCTCGATAATAGCGGTGAACAGAGAAGAGGCTTCTGTGGAATTTTCCCGATATTATATGAAATCTGAAAACAAGGAATATGTCCGAACATCCGTACCACTACCCGTTTACAGGTTTGATGTAAAGAACAAGGTAGTAATCATTATAGCAAGCGAATAATGGAAATATGTAAGACAGATACAGTACGATTGCTCAGACTATTAAAAGAAGCGGCATTAATAATTGAAGACAATTGTAGAGGCATACGTTCGCTAGATAAGGCCAGACAGTTGCGACAGATGGCAAAGAAAATTCAACGGAAAAAATAATTCAAATCGATATAGAAATGAAGCAAAGTAAATTGACTCACGGCTCCCTATTTAGTGGTATTGGCGGTTTTGAATTAGGTGCCGAAATGACAGGAATTGACACTTTGTGGAATTGTGAGATAGAAAAATTTCAAGGTGAAATATTAAAAAACAAATTTCCTCATGCAGAAAGATTCACAGATATTACAAAAACAACCGGACTCCGATATGTGGACATCATTAGTGGAGGATTTCCGTGCCAAGACATCAGTGTTGCCGGAAAACGTGAAGGTATTAAGGGAAAGCGCTCCGGGTTGTGGAGTGAGATGTACCGAATTATATGGGAAGTTAGACCTAAATACGTCATCATTGAAAATTCGCCAGCTCTCACTATTTCCGGTCTCGAACAAGTCCTATGCGACCTTTCCAAAATCAGGTATAATGCGGAATGGCAATGTATATCAAACTACGCTTTTGGATACCCACACAAAAGGGAAAGACTTTATCTTATTGCCTACTCCAACAAAATCGGATTACAAGGCGACGTTTGCAAATGTGGAAGCATTAACTCGATATTTAAACAGTGGACATCAGATACGAGTGTCGGATATACTTGCGCAAAAAGGATTCTTGAAATCCCAGCGCATAGCACTATTAGAAATGATGATGGGTTTCCCGATTGGTCACACAGAGTTGGAAGTATCGGCAATGCGGTAAATCCAACAGTGGCAAAATATTTATTTGAATGTATTAAGATTTTCGATAAACAATTAGCGTAAAACGGAACAGATATGAAACAGACAGCAGAAGAAGCGGCAAGGGGATATTCCAATGATTGCAGAAACAGGCAGCGTCATTGTGAACCGTACTGCATTGTTGACTTTATTTCTGGTGCCGAATGGCAGTCAAAGCAATCTCCGTGGATAAGCGTTAAGGAACGGTTGCCGGAAGAGGGGCAAAAAGTTTTTGTTTTGGTGATGTATTATGGCACACCCTGTATTCGAGAAGAAAAGTTTTGTAGAAATAGCAATTTAAATAGAAAGGGAATGTGGATTCACGGAAACAATATCGTGATGGCATGGTTTCCCACCCCTTCTTTCGATGATATACTCGAAGCCAACAGGGATGTACTTGAACACTTTAAAACAAAGGAGGAATAATGAAAGCAAGAATAAAATCAACAGGAGTTTTGGTAGATGTAATTCCCAAAGTAAATATCAACGCGCAACATAGCGGAGATAACCTATATGTGTGCGATAATATGGTTTTCAGAGAATGCGAACTTGATTTTTTGAATGTTGGGAATTTAGTAATTGATTGGGAACAACGTAGGTACGAATTAGCGAAAGATATTATTAAGGCTGTTGTAGCAGATGACTGTGGGGGTAATTCTGATGCAATCGCTAAATATGCGGTTAATTGCGCTGATGCACTAATTAAAAGATTAAAGGAGGTGAATAATGAATAGCGTACAGACACAAACACTTTCCATTAAAGGAAATGGAGGTGGTGAAGCGTATATTGACTTTTGCGATGGACAATTGTGTGTTTCTGTTGTTATAGAAGGGAAACAGGCGGATTTTAACTTTGAGCCTGTTACTCTACGAATGTTTGCCCATGCTTATAAGTTGCATTGTGAAGAGTGTGAAGAATGTGAAAAGAAGAAAGGAGAATAACTATGAAATAAAACTCCTGTCGCTCGTAAAGAGCACAGGTGCAATTTTTGCGGTGGAGTAATTTCCGTTGGAGAAAAATACAACAGACAGACCAATGTTTATGACGGTCGTGTTGATGACTGGGTATCCCACTGTGAATGTTCCAAGTTAGCCTGTGAACTTGATATGTTTGATGATTGCGATGAAGGACTTGACGATGATGGATTTATAGATAACCTTAATCAGTATGTTTACGACAATCATTATGACGATAAAATAGATGATATTGCGAAGGATTGGCAATTACCACGTTATGAATTAGTACAGAAAGTGTTGAATGAATTAAATAAGAAATAGTTATGACCGAAGAACTTGTAACATTAGGAACAGCTAAACTGTTGAAAGAGAAAGGATTTAATGAGTATTGTAAAGATATTATTAAAGAGGACAATAATCGGATAATGCAATCTGTGTTCCGAACGAATAAGAATTTGCCAAAATTGTGTTATAGTCGTCCCGCTCAGTCCATTGCACAAAAGTGGCTGCGTGACACTAAATGCCTCCATATTGAAATATCCTATATGTATGGAAATTATTGGATATATGATATACTAACAATTCCGAATCACGACTTAGTAGGATTGTCTAACAGACCTATTATCCATTATAATACCTACGAAGAAGCACTTGAAGCAGGATTACAGGAAGCATTAATGTTGATATGAAAATGAGTCCTGTTATATCTTGATAAGTTGAAAAATAACGAGGATATTTCTTGTTTGGTTAAATAACTGTAATTAAAGAGGGGGAAGGCGTTCATATTGTCTTTTTCCTCTTTAATTTTGTCGTGAATTAAAATATTAATCGCAATGCGATAGCCAATGACAATCTAGGGTTTGTCAAAGGGTTTGTCGGCGTTTTTTTTGACATGCGTGATAATTGCTTGTAAATCAGTTATAAAAAGTGATTGTACTTGTAGCCCTTCTAAGGCGTGGGTCTTGCGTTCGAATCGCAACGGAATCACATAAAAAAAGCTGTATCTTCTGAGGGTACAG